TTGCTTAAATTTTATCTGTAAGAGGTTATTATTCATATCTTATTATGCGTTCCAGTATTTTTCAACTTTCTTGGTTAAATCTATCAAGATCTCTTCATTCAGAGGGTTCTTTAGATATTCTACAACATCACTCGGTGTTCTTCCAAGCATAGTAACTGTCTGCATATGATAGATAAAACCATCAGCTTTTGTAGCTATGAACTTATAGTAAGAACAATCTTTTACAATAGCTCGGATCTTTAGCGTTTCCATATCCAGGTTAGCAGCATCCAAGAATCTTTGAGCGGTCTTACGTTTATCCTTTTCTATCAAGTCTCCATTAATATATTTATCCATGTTATCATAGATGATATCATTAGGAGTAGACTTTTTGTACTGTGCACTGTTTGGATCAAGAACCTTAGCTACATATAGTAACTTATTCTGGTTTTTATCAAACAGTTTTTGAAGTTCAGAAAGAGCTTTGTTGCGAAGCTTCTTAACTTCGGTCTGGATAGAAGCTGTTTCTTCTAGTTTGTCCAGATAAAATTTAGGAGGAACTGGCATTCTACGAGCTTCTTCTAAACTACGAGCTACAATTGAAAACCCTCCGGCATCTATTGCATAAATTCTAATAAGATCATATGGATCTTTATCAGGCTCTAAGAATACAGGTTCATTACCACATCGGATCTTAATCTTGTCCCAGAAATCCGAGTTATCTGGTTTTAGTAGTTTGCACTTGTTCCAAAATTGTTCATCTGTTGGATCAATTACATTAGAAGCAAGTTCTTTTTCAAGCTGAGCTACTACTTGTCTAATTTGTTTAATCTTAGCTTCTTGCTCATCCATTGAAAGTTCTTTTACTTCAGGAGCAAACTCATTTAAACCAGTAAGGTATCTTTTGATACCGTTGATTTCTAAACAAGCTAATTGCTCTTCGTGAAAAGCTCCATCAAAAAGACTTAATCCGTACTTCTGAAGTCCCATGTTATCTACGATAGGATCAAAATAAGGACGGATAGCAATGCTAGATCTTTTGTTCTGTGGATACTTCTCCACAATTGTTACTGCACTCATGTTGGGTTTTTTGTTGTTAAGAAAGCCGGTTATACCGGTGATCTTATTTTGAACCTGTTGAGAGTTGCAAGCTCTCCATGTGATCATCATGGTTTGCGTACAACAGGTGAGACTCTAATAAACTAGATGTTCGGAAGAGTCGGACCTAGATGCTGAGACCTAGGCGGGGTAAAATGACTCAGAGCTGATGCGGGTGTTTTAGCCAGCTGGGCTGGTAGCTGTTAACCGGCCTGAGTACTGTTATCTTTATAAATGCAGGAGAAGTTACGGCTCCTCCTGCTTTATTATAAATTAGAATGATCCACCAGTAACAGGGTTTCTCATAACGATCTTCAACACCTTGGTTGGGTCTTTAACCCAGATAGCTGGCATTGTTTGTGTCATGAACACTCTGTAACCATTGAAGGCACCAGAGCTTTGGAAACCTTGAGTACGTCCCATGTAATCCATGGTACCGTTCTGATAGAACCACTTCAATTGATTGTCCCAAGATAGCTTCAACAAGAAGATGTTGTCATTAGCGTTCTCAGTAATATCAAAGATAATGAAGTTATAAGAAGATAGAGGGAAACCATCAATGATTGGGTTCTCAATATCGTTAGTATGAATGTTATCAAACGCTGGGTTCAATACAAACTTAACGTTAGCCAAGAAAGGAATAACGTATTGAGTGTATGCAAAACCAAAGTTTAGATCCATACCTTTACCAGTGATAGCTCCAATCTCAGAAGCATTAATAACAAGTCCGCTGTTGATAGCTTCCTTCTTAATAGCTTCGTTAACAAGCTTCATACCACCTAAGCCAGTTTGTACAACAAGCTGACGCTTAGGATCTGGTCCTTGGAATTCAACTTTACCATTGAAGAAGTTGAAGATTTCAGACTTGAACAAGTCAAGATTGAAAGAACCTTTGTTGTAGATACGCTTGTAAGAGTTATCCAACTGCTTCCAAAGACCTACTGACAAACGGATATCATCTGGACCGTCTTGCTTAACCTTACCACCTTGACCCCACATTAAGTAGGTTTCAATGTCGTTAGCAACTTTTGTAAGGTGAGCAGCTTCCAAAGTAGTCAAGAATGTACGAGTAAGCTGACCAGATTGGTAAGCCTTCTTTACATAATCTTTACCCATTTTAGCAGCCATACCTTCCAAAGAAGATACTGCAGGATCTACTGATTTGTCAAAGTTTCTCCAAAGCTCAATAACAGGAACTGTTCCGTCAGCTTTCAAGCCACCTTTCATCATCAAGTCAGCACGAGAGCTGATAGAATAATGAACGTGAGCTTCAGCACCTCCTACATAGTTGTAGAATTCACGGAAACCAGCAGATACGTTACCAAGATCAGAGAACTTCTCACCGTATTCACCACGGGCAGAACCCTTACGGAATACTTTAGTTCCTACTTTCAAGTACTTGTTATCCAAATACTTAGCATTGTCATTGTTCACAAGCTGAACAGTGTAGATGAAACCGTCACCAGCTGGGATAATATCGTCAGCAGTGATGTACATTTCAACACCGTTGTATTTGTCATAAGTGATGATGTCACCATGTCCAAAAGAACGCTTGTTAACTTTAATTTTAAAGCTCTGTCCGTCAATACCTTTAGTGGCATTTGCGGATTCTACATCTTCAATGATGTAAGGTAGATCCTGAGCTACAGGGATCTGCCATTTGTACTCACCACGTGCATTATCTACAGAGATAATGTTCTTTCCTCCAAAGCTGGACATCTGGTACAAAGGCATTTCTACCTTTTGAGCCATTGCCCATAGATCTACGGGACCAAGATCAGTTGGTTCCGCACTCTTAAGAAGGTTTGAAAGGTGGTAAGAATCTACGTGTGAGCTAGTCTGATAGCTGGTATCTCGTAGAAATATACCATTGTTCAAAACAGGAGTTGCCATAGGGCATCGGATTTAGGGGTTAATAAAATATTAGCGTTTAAAAATATTCTGTGGTCTAGATATTCTTCTTGGTCTTTGTTCATCCTCTTCCTGATAAGTAGAGACGTTTTTACGACTCTGCTCAGTCTTAAGCTGGCGTACTGTTTGTTCAACAGCTGCGTTCTTTCCTTGTTTTACAAGGTTCTGACGATATTCTTCAGGATTAGATAGTAACCAAAGAGCTTCAGCAATAAGTGGGTAGTTAGGCTCAACAAACTGATACTTCTCTAAAAGATGACCTAACTGGTTAGTTGGTCTTCCACTAATAGAAGGGTAGTTTGGTTGAACTAAACCGCTATACAACTGAGCCTGTGTTTTTTTATCAAGCTTAAGACCATTAATTTCTGCTGGTCTAAGAGCTTCAAACACATTTTGCATATAAGCTTGGGCAGCTTGTTCTTGCTGTTGTTTTCTAGATTCTTGCTCTGCAAGCTGACTCTGCACGATTTCTTCTTGCATTTGGTCAAGCTTGGGTTTGAACTGCTTAGCTTTCTTTTCCAGTACTCCAAGATCTTTCCAAGTAGTTAACTCTTCTTGGATCTCTTCATCTGTACCAAATCCTGTAGCTTGTAAATAAGACTTTACAATACCTTCCTGATCATTTTCATCAGCAGGATTTAAAGATCTAACCTGTTCAACTTGAGCTAAGGCTTGGAAAAGACCTTTAAGATCTTGTCCGCCATCTGCTACATACTTAGCTGCATATTGCAGCTCTTCAGGTAAAGACTCAAAGAACTCTTGTGGAGTTTTAGCAGCTACCTCATTTTTAAGGTTATCTATGTTAGCCTGCCAAAGCTCCTCTATATCTTTCTCTCCAAGAGTACCTAAGTAATCTTCAAGAGATTGTTTACTTTCATCATAGTCATCAAAGGCAAACATTTCCTTTGATTCTATACGTTTTTTAAGAAACTCAACAAGACCAGACTTTTCAGTTTTAGGACGTCCGCCCTTTGACTTTTTCTGATCATCTTGATCTTCTTCATCTAACTCGTCAAAAACATCTGTTGATGTTCCACGAGAAACACTACCTTCTTTATCCTTATTTTCATCAGGATCTGGATCTGTGTCTTTTTTGTCATCTGAACTAGAATCATCTGTTTTATCAGGTTCATCTATAAAACTCAGATCAACATCTTTTTTACTAAAGATATTAGCTTTTTGTTCTGGTTTCTTAGTATCAACCCCGGTTGCGGTTACTATACTATCGGCACCTGGTGCCCCCAGCCAACTATCTATATCTAGATCTACTTGCTGTACAGAGGTCTGCACATCTTTTTGGTTTTCCATAACTTATATTGGTTTTTTATGGTGTACTTCTACAATAATAATATACAACTTTAAACTCTAAAAATTTAAAACCACCCCTCAGTATGGACCTGAAGTATGGATAATAGAGCTATAATTATTTAGATTTCTTTCCAGAATCGTACTTATTCTTATTTTCACGAGCTATTTGTAGCTGTTTGTCAGCTATTTCTTTTTGAGCCTGAAGTCTTTCTCTCTCAATATTAACCTTTTGTGTATTCTGATTATTTCTATTTACCTCTTGCTCACGCTTAAAGTTCATAGTATCCTGGTAGTTATCCTGTTTTTGAATATTTACCATGGCATCTTGATAATCAGACATCTGATTTTGGTTTATATCTGATGAAGCTCCATATCCAGCAGACCTTATTTGAGCTACAGTAAGTTGAGCTTGACGGTCAAGTTCAGCTTGCTCAGCTTTAAACTGAATATCCATTTGCTTCTGACGTTCTTGACTAGCTAACATTTCTTGTTGTAGCTGCTGCTGTTGTTGTTGCTCTGCTTGTTTTTGAGCAAGAGTTTTCTCTTCAGCAGACTTAAGAACACCTGTAAGTTCAGCTATAGACTCAGACTTGATTACGTTTCCTAAATCATATATAGAAGCTCCAGTTGTATTATTATTTAGAGCAAGCTGTTTAAGCTGCTCCATTATAGCACGAGAGTTAGTCTTTGTTGTACAGAAAATATTTAGATCTCTCATTAAAAGATCTGTTCCGTTTATTTGGAAGTTTACTTTCTCATCAGCAGATGTAATATAGCTAAGTCTTACACTAGGCTTCTTTGCATGGTAATATTGGGCAAGATCAGTTCTCATTTGGTGAACTCTTGGCATCAAATTATCACTATGCTGAATAAAGTATTGTTCTGTTTGAGCATATGAAGCATTCATAGCTTGCTCTACACCAGTAGCAGTTTGTTGACCAATCTGTTGTCCCATACGTTGAGGATTCAGACCAATAACTTCAAAAGCTTGTGTCTTAAAATAAGTAGCTAGGTTAATACGAGAAAGTAAACGATTAGTCTGTTCAAGGTTAAGAACCTGATAATGCTGGAAGTTTAGAGCATTCTCTGTATTTGTAATAGAAGTATCCAGGGGTAACATCTGGAAGTTCTTCATTGCCACATAGGCTTTGGCCAGATTATTTTTACCCCAGTCTTCTCCCATAGAGTGACGAGGTAAAGTGTTCTGGTCAAAAAGAATAACTGTACCTAGCTCATCCACAAGAATGTCAGCTATTTGGTTATTCACAATATTGTAACCTATCTGGTATGGCTTCATAAGATCAACCAATGAAATACTGCGGGTGTTTCTATCACCAAATACAGAACCTTCCACTGGAAGCTTACAACCATAAAGTGTAGCATCTCCTTTAAACTGGAATGGAATACGTCCTGGTTTACCACCGTTAAGTCCAAGGTAAATAGGATTAATACCTCCAGGATTATTTTGACCCCAGAAAGCAGGACGATTAGGTCCAATCTTAATACCTCCCCAGGTTTCGTTAATCCAGATCCAGTCAATATGTTCGCCAAAGATTAAAGTATCTTTGGTCTTTTGTTTATAAAGGCTTGTGTTATAAAGAGGCTTATCTGTTACTTTGTACTTTTCAGATACAATTTCCTGAATAGTTTCTCCTTCTTCAGTAATCTTTGTTAAGTGACCTACTTTACGTTGAGACTTCCAATAGATTGTAGATACTCTTAGCATATGAGTCTTTCCAAAATCAATAGTATCTTCTGAGTCAGACAGTATCCACTCTACAATATCTCCTGTGCCAAATTGGGCGTCATAAACAGATGTAAACTGGCGATAAGCTAAGCTAGGCATTTGCGTATTCCACTCATGAGATCTGGTAGGGTCATAGTAAGTACCGTCATTTTGATATCCTTGTACAGCATACCCAGCTGAACGTACCGGATAAATAGCTTCTAAAGCCTCTAACTGCTCTTGAGTCATCATCCAACCATACTTATCAATCACGTCTGATACAGATAGTAAATCCATCTTACCTACCCAGTTACCCTGAGAGATATAACGTACATCTGGAGATTTATGATAGAATGTAAGAAGTGGGTTCCAAAGTTCTACTTCGTAATCATCTTCATTCATTCTAAAATGCCAAAACTCACGATCAGAAGTGAGCATATCTCTGAATGCTCTCTCTTCTAATTCTTGCATTTTAAATCTTTCTTCGTCTACAGACATCTGATGAGATGCCCACTCTTCTATAAGAGAACGATAATCCTTTTTAAAGAAGTCTTCTATTTCAGGTAAAGATTTAAGATTCTGTGGATTCATAGCTTGTTGAGCCTCTTCAGAATCCATAGACACACCCTGGTTGACTAACTGAGTCATGATTTTTACCTCTGCTTGCTGAACTAAAACATCTTCAAGCATCTGACGTTTAGCTTCTAGCATCTCATTATAGGAGATATCATCAACTGCTCTAAACATAATACGTGAGCTTCTTTTAGAAAACTCATTACATAAAACATTTACAACATTTGGGATAATAGGGTAAAACTTAAGCTCAAGAGCTGACATATCCTCCTTTGTAAGAGTATCTATCAGATCTGCCATCTCATTATCTTCTTCTACAATATAGTCTGACTTGTCAATAATACCTTTGGCAAGCTTATAGTTCTTCATAAGCCTGCGAGCATTACGTCTAAGCTGTTTCATCCCCTGAAACTCTAGCCAATCTAGGTTCCATGCTCTCCATTCTTCATCCTTTTCAGTCTCTGGTAGAAACTGAATAGGCTGGGTAAGGGTACCCATTTTGTTATAGTCGGCCTTTTTTCCAGCCTTTAAGTCAAGAGCATTATATATCTGCATGATTATTAATTATTTAGATCAGTTCCAGTCTGATTACTTATTGGAGAATTATATGTTGAAAGAATACCTGATGATCCTGATGAAACGGTAATTGTTCCAATATTAGGATAAATATATGGATTAGTAACTGTCCAAGGAGTGGTTGTACTTGGAGTATATACAGGACCTTCTTCTGGCTCTTCCTCTTTTAAAAGAAGCAAAGCTTCCTCTAAAGTAAGGGAGCTTTCTTTAATTAAACGAGACAAAATAGTTACTTTCTGTGCATGTAAAGGAACATTATCCATTATCTTATATTTTTAAAAGGGTTTCTAGGTGGTCTCATACCTGCAGAACTCCCTTTTGAAGACCCCATGTGTCTAAAAGGTCCCCAATTTAATTTACTAAATTTCTGGGAGTTATCCAAGTTTTCCTTTGTAACTTCTATACGTTTAGCCAATCCTCTATTAGCTTGCTGCACTTTAGCAAAGGCTACCAAAGAGCAAAAAGCTACCAATCGGTCAACGTTCACACCATCCTGATATGCCTGCATCTCTTTTAGAAGCATTATATCAGGTATTCTTTCTACGCCATATATTGTTTTTATAATCTCTCCGTCTGGTTTTGTCTCATGATCTAACTCTTCTTTTAGGAACTCTATACCATAAGAAAGAATATTTCCTTTAAAAAGAGTACCTACGTTCTTCCAGCCGTATTCCTGAAATACGTTTCTATTTGCTCCAAGATCTTTTAAGAACAAAATCATGTCTTTTGGTACAAGATATCTTTGCTTTTTACGGCTAATCATGTATTGTATGAATAAAGCTACGTTGTTCTCTACAATAGTCCAAGCGTTATACCACTCTATTAAAAGCTCTAATCTTTCATGAGTTTTGTTAAGATCATCAAAACGTCCACACCATGAGGCTACAATTCTATCTCTTTCTATGGTATTTGTTACTTTACCATTACCCTCATCTTTAATTATTTCAACAGGATTCTTGTAAATATATATGGCACATAGTGATTCTGAAGTAGTAGTCTTACCTTCTCCTACAGGATCTACTGAGCCATAATACATTCCAAACTGAGGATCTTTAACAGGTCTTTCATAAATACAAACAACTCCTTCTTTGTCTTCTGTTTTCTTAGATATAGGAAACTCCATAATAGGAGTTTTTCTTGAAGGTTTGTCTACTATCTTTCCTTCAGAGTTTCTATATAAATCCAGATACTCAACAGAATAATCTTTATCCTGTATTCTTTGCATTTGTTTAGAAACTAGGTGTGGAGGAAATATAGATTCTTTTCTAGTAGCAAAAGCTTCTTCTATGTTAGTTGGTTTCTGAGATATCCTAAGCTGATATTGCTCAGGAGTTAGATCTCGCTTCCATTTTATTCTTTCTTCTTTAATAGCTTCTAAAGCTTCTTCAACTTTAGAATTACCATATTGATCTATAAAAGGAGGCATTGACCACTGTTCAGGAATAAACA